GAGCCATTTTTTCCACCCAAAGAATACGTTTCACAAAATTCTCCGGGCGTTTGGTGAGCAACTGGAAATCGAGGCTGGGGCATAGGTGGATGGTTTCAAGGAGGTGGGCAAGCCACTCAATGGGCACCTCCTCGTCAAGCCAGTCGGACATGGAATTGATGAAGACCTTGGGGCGGGCGGTGCCGGTGGATTTTTCGGCGGCGCGCTGGAGTTTGAGGGCTTCGGCGCGGGACTGGGCCAGGCGCTCGAAGCGGGGCTTTTCTTTGCCCCAGAGGACCGGCTGGCCAAAGTGGCGGGGGCCAAAGCGAGAGCCAAGGGTTTCCGCGTAGCAGTGGGTGCATGCCGGGGAGACTTTGGTGCAGCCCCACCAGACGTTGATGGTGTGGTCTGTCCAGCCAATGGGGGTGGTGCGAGCGAGAGGGTTCATGGGATGGGTTTGGTTCTGACGGTGTGCTAGGCGGCTGCGGGTGGGGTGGCGGTGATGCCGAGTTCTGAGAGCAGGTGGGCGGCGGCGGCTTGGTTGGGAGTGGGGGGAGGCCCGTCCTTCGCCAAGGCTTCGGAGGGTGTTTTTGACAGCGGTGGAAGCTTGGCGCCGTGGGCGGTGAGGGAGTCGCGGAAGGAGGCGGCGGTGGCGGGGTCTGCGGGAAGGGCCGGGGCGGAGGGTGCGCTGGGCTTGCGGCCAGGAGTGGCCGCATCACTGCCCAAGCGTGGACTTCCAGCTTGTTTCCAGGCGGTCGTGGCGCGGTCGAGGTAGGCGGCGAGCTCTGTGACGAGGACGTGACGGCGGGTGGTGACGGGGACGGGATTGGCGGTGCCGGTGTTGCGGGAGGAATTGGCCCAGCGGAAAAACCAGGTGAGGAGCTGCCAGTCTGCCTCCGGCATGGCGAGGAGGTTCTGGCGGGCGGCAAAAAGGGCGGACTCCTCCTCGGCGCTCCAGTGCGGGGCGCGGCCCCAGGCGGGGCGGAGGGTGTTGATGCGCTTTTTGAGGTCGCCAAGGGGGTCTGCAGGGCGCGAAGCGCCTGCTGACGATGGCTGAAGGCTGGCTGCGCCAGCGTTGACGGTGGTTGACGGTTGTTGGCCTGAGGTTTCAGAGCCGGATCCAGAATTGCGGGCAGGAGTGTTGATGGGGCGATGCTCGTCCCCACCCTGCGGGCTGCCTGCGGCAGTCTGTCTCGCTGACGCTCGGCTCGCGCTCCCCTCGGAAGTTGCTGGCGCGGAAATTTTGGCGGTTTCTGTACCTGAACCAGTACTCTTAGAGAGAGAGAGAGAAAGAGAAGGAGAAGCGTCACCAGTGACGTCACGCGTGACGTCACATGACGCATCACTTTTCCCCTTCTTTTCTTCTTGGGCTGAGTTTTTCAGGCGCTCCCGATAGCGGGCGGTGCGGACTGCAGCGGCGGCTTTTTGGCGTGCTCCGTTTTTGTTTGGGGCGTTGTGTTCGAGGAAGTTAGGCAGGGTGACGGTGCAGGCGGAGGAGTCGTAAACGGCCCAGCCGACGAGGGCCATGGCGGCACCAAAACCGGGGACGCGGGCGAGGGTGTCGAGGTAGTCGAGGGAGGCGCGATGGAACACGCCATCGTCCGTATGGAGCTGGGCGGAGGCCCAGACGCGGAGGAGTCCGGAAAGTGTGACGTCACGCATGACGTCACGTGTGACGGCCTGGGTGACGTCACCAAACAAGTCACGGGCCGGGGTGGCGAGGACGTAGGCGGAGGCCGATTTGAGGAGTGCGTCTGCCATGGTGAAGACGCGGGGATCGGTGTCGAGGGAGGCGCGGAATTTGATCCAGTCTTGGCTCATGGGATGGATGGGGGCGGTGGAGCGAGGACGAGTAGGAGAACGAGGACGAGGACGAATCAGAGGCACATGGGAAGCTCGGAGAAGGGGATGCCGAGCTGGTGGCAGTGGGGATCAGGGGAGGGGGCTGAGATGAGGGTGGCGGCGCGGAAGGCCGAGGTGCGCTTTCGCCTGCGGGTAGATGAGCCCACTGCCTTGTAGCTGGCCAAGTCCGGAGAGCACCCTGGCGTTGAGTTCCCTCTCCATGGCTTCAATGGTTCGGCGGTTGGACAGCCAGCGGTCGGCGGCGGTGAGGTCTTCAAAGCTGATGGTGAGGTGGGCTGGAGGCGGCGGGAGGTCATGGATTTCGGCGGTGGCGGGGAGGTCGAGGGGCTGGTGGAAGGGGGACATGGAGAGTTCGAAGTTCCAAGTTGGAGGGATTGCGCGCTACAGGCAGTCAATTCGTGACGCGCATTTGTTGGCTTTGGACTCCATGCGGTCTGCTTCCTCGGCGTTCCCTAGGCGGGTCTGACGGTCCCTTTCAGCCAGATAGAGGGCTCCTGCTTTGGTCCAGTTCCGCCCGGGATCGGTGGAGGGCTTCCACCAGCTGGGGTGCCAGGGCCAGTAGGGCGGAGGTGAAGTGTCGAGATTATCTGAAGCATAGCAGACTGCGGCGTATTGGAGCTCATTTTTCAGATACTGGTCATCATGCTCTGCCGTCCATCCCTCCTGTGAGATCTGGCGCTGGCGCTCTTCGGTGATGAGTTCGATTCCGGTTTTCATGGGGCGTAGAAGTCGTGGGAGAGGTGCTGGTGGATGAAGGTGGGCATGGGATGGATGGGGATGAAGGATCGAGGACGAGTAGGAGAACGAGGACGAGGACGATTCTAGGAAGCAGACGCGGGGGTTTTTGGGCGCTGCTTGTCAAGGTGGCGGCGCAGGCCCTGGCCGAGGGTGGAGAGTTTGAGCTTCTGAAGCTCGGGGACGGATTCCTGGAGGAAGCGGGCAATTTCCTGCACGGTCCACTTTTCCTTGTGGAGTTTGGCCGCGAGGGAGAAGTAGGCGGTGTAGGCGGGCGCGGGTGCGACGGTGCGGCTGGAGAGCCGGGACGTGCGCCAGGCGCGGGCGCGTTCGAGGAGATCCGCGGTGGTTGAAGGTGGTTTGCCGTTGTTGGCAGCGGTTTCCAAACCGGCATGAAGGCGGGAAAAGTGACGGCGGGCGGAGGCGGACATGGGGATCAGGGATTGGCAGCGATGAGCAGGCAAAGACCGAAGGCAATGAAGCCCCGCCCGGGGTGGAGAAGGAACAGCCCCCAGATGATGAAGCCGGTGCCAAGGAGCCTGGGCCATTGAGGCTGCGGGTGGCGAGGGGTGTTGTCCATGGGAGGGAGGAAGAAAAGGGTGCCCCGAAGTGGCGCTCGGGGCGGGCGCTGGTTTTGGGGTTTAGAGGCTGGGCAGCGGCAGCGGCGCGGGTGTGGCCGGCGGGGTGCCGCGGTAGAGGCGGAAGTTTTCCAAGCTGGCAGGCTGGACGCCGTCCTGCATCAGCGGATTGATCTGGAGACGGAACCAGGTGACGTCTTCCTCAAAGAGGTGGTCGATGGTGTCCTCCAGGTTCATGATCTTGTACCAGAAGGTGAGCTCTCCTTCGATGACGCGGTAGAAGAGTTTGGCCTTGAGGGCGATGCGGTCTCCGCCGATCCAGATGGGGATGGAAAGGGTCATTTCCGTGGGGAATTTGACCTGGGAGTCGCCAGAGGACTCATTGGTGAAGGTAAACGCCACCTCCCCGTTGGCGAGGTTGCGGGCGGATTTGAAGCGCTCCGTGCGGGTGACTTCGAGGTGAGAGGCAAAGGTGACCACCTCGGCGCCGGTGGGGTTGATGATGTCGAGGGAGTTTTCGTCCAGGAAAGTGGCGAAGTCGTCCTGACCCATTTTTTGCCCGTTGCACTTCTGCCATTTCTGGAACTGGTGGGAGTGCTGGTAGGCGACGGTGGCGGTGTGGGAAAGCCAGCTGGGGGTGTCGGGACGGTGGTAGGAAAGAAAGGCGGAGAAAGTGAGCTTTTCCCGCCGCGCGAAGATGGCGACGATATTTTCCGTGCCAGACTGGTCTTTGAGATAGGCCAGCAGGTCTTCCTTGGTGGTGAGCTGAGTGTGAATGGAGGGCCGGGTGGGCGCGGACTGCAGGAACTCCATGCTGGCGAGAGCGATGCCGGACTGGGAGATGATGACCGGGGTCTTGGTGCCGGGGATCTGGTCCCAGCGGGTCTGCTGAGGATCGCGGTGGTCAAGAGCGAGCGAAGCGATGACGGCGGCTTCGGGGCGCTGGTGGGAGGTGGCGAGGAGGGTGGAGGTGTTCATGGTGTTTGTGTCTGGGTGTGTGTTTGGGTGTGCCTATGCCCGGCACGGGGGAATGGGGATCAAGCGGCGTTGGTGGTGACTGAAGCTGCCGGTACATCAATGATGCGCGCCGAACGCTCTGGCAGGCTGATGGTGCGCGGAGCGGGCTGCTCCACAGCAGGCATGATGGGCTGCTGGAACTGGGGCTGCGCGGGGTCGTAGGCGGTGAGCTGGCCGTCTGGCGTGCAGAAGAGGCTGGTGGAAGCGGCTTCGCCTTCGGGTATTTTGGCCGTGATCTTACCAGAGAGCTCCATGCGGTTCATGCCTCCGGGGGCAAAAGCCACGGTGAACGTCATGGAGCCTTTTTTATTGAGGATCATGCACGCGGAGACGAGCTGCTGGAGCTTTTCGGAGGCTTCGGCCATGATGTCTCCGCCATCGAGGCGGGCGGCCATGTGAACGAAGGGATTGGCGAGGGCCTGAGGACGGATGTCTGCCGGGTGGTCGATGGTCTGCACCTCAAAGGATTTGAGGGCCTGCTGGTTGGGGGCGAGGGGTGCTTGTGGGTTCATGGGGTGGGGAAGAGTTTTAGGTTTCAGGTTCCAAGTTTGAAGTTAGGAGCGGCGGAAGGGATGACGGCCACCAGCGGCGTGGAGAGCCCGACGGGCCTGGCGGGCTTTGCGCTGGTTGTAGGTGGGGGAGCTGTGGGGGTTAAAGGTGAGGGGCTGGTGAAGGGTGAGGGAGGAGACTTGGGAGTCTGGGATGAAGCGGAAGGGGTGGATCATCATGGGTGGTGTGGGGGTGGGTAAGAATCAGATGGAGGAAAGGGACCAGTGGCTAACCCAGGTGGAGTCGAATGGAGGGGTGACTTCCTGGATGAGTCCGTGCTCGTGAAGGGCGGAGAGCGTGATGATGACGATGGAGAGGAATGGGCGGTGGCCGGAGGGTGCCTCTGGCGGGAGGGCCTGCTGGATGGCGAAAGGGCTGTGGCCGGTTTCGGACGGGGGCAGGGAACCGAGAGCGGCCAGCACCTTCTCGTGAAGCGGGGGCAGGGTGGGGCGCGTGCTGGCGAGCGGGGGAGGAAGGGTGAGTGTCATGGGATGGGATGGGATGCGCCTTCGGCGCGGCGTTGATGGGGGGGACGGATCAGAGGGCTAGGCCAAAGTAGCGGCGGGTGGCGGTGAGGTGCTCTCCGAGGGGGTGGGTATAGTTCAGGTGCTCTGCCAAAATGCCGGTGGACCATTGCTCGGCCTCGGGGGTGCGGGCTTCCAAATCCAGGCAGATGGCCAAAGCTGCTGACTGAAGAATGCTCCGAGCCATGGCGGAGTCTGCCAAACAACGAAGCTTGGCCAGGAGGGTTTTGGCCTCGGCCTGCTGTTCTGGGGTGAGGAGGGCTTGGGGCATGGCGTTAGGCGGCGGAGCGGACTTCGTAAGTTTCTCCAAGGTTTTCGGAGAGGACTTCGGCGAGGCGCTGGCCGGGGGTCTGGTGGTGGAGGATGGCATTGGCCTTGAGCAGGCGGGAGGCCTTCTGCCCAAGGGGGCTCTTGGCCAAGCGCAGGATGACGACGATGTCGGAGTCCTGGGCTGCAGCAGCAGCGGCCAGATGCTGGTGGGGTGTGGGGGTGTGGGTGGTCATGGCAGGGGTGAGGTGTGGGGGTGGCGGGGGATGGCCGAAAGAGGGGAAAGGTAGGGAAAAATGGGGGCTTGAGATGCGGAAAAGGCTGGTCAGGGTGCGGGAATCATGGATGAACAAGAAAGCAGACCTGCCTGCCCGCGATGCGGTGCGCCAACTGTAAGGCGCATGGCGAGGCGTGGGCGTTTTCGTGGGCAGATGTTTGACGGCTGCTCTCGGTTTCCGCTTTGCCGCGGCATCCGGCGTCCGGCTGAGGCGGACTTTAGGGCTATGCTGAAAGGGGCTGTGGTTTTAGGGATAACGGCCGCGCTGCTGACAGGTTTGCTAATGTGGGCGCTGAAAAATCCGCTGTGGTTTTTCGGGCTAGTGTTTACAGCGGGTCTGATCAATGCGCTCTGGCCAACGGCAAAAGCTTTTGGGAACTGGCTTTGCAGGGTGGCGGTGCGCATCAATGAGATAGCGTGCGAAATCGCCAAAGAACTGGTGGAGCTGAAGACATGGCTGGTTTTGCAACTGGGGAAAGGCTTGATCTGGATGGCTCCGATTCTGGCAACGGCCACGGCGGTGATTGCCCTTTTGGAAAGGCGCTGGCTGCTGGCGATGCTGCTCGTGCCTGCCGCAGTGGCGTGCTGGTATGGTTGGGCGTGGGTCATGCGGCAGAAGTGGTGAGATGTGCAAAACGATAACAGTGTGAGAATTGCACATTGAACGGCGATGTGCAAATAAAATTTTGCATTTTCTTTAACGGTGTGCAATACGTGCAGAATGACCCCCCGCCGATTGATTGATTACCGGAAACAAAGTGGACTTTCTCAAGGAGACCTTGGAGGCATGTTGAGAGTGTCTCATTCTGCGGTGAACCGTTGGGAAAACGGCCAGGAGATCCCCGGGCCTGCGGACATCCTGCTGGACTGGCTGATTGACGGGGTGGTGCCGTTTCAGGGGACGGTGCATGCGGGCAAGGCCACGTTGCCGCAGGAAGCGGTGGACGGAGTGCTGGGCGTGCAGACCAACCTGCGTACGTGGCGGGAGATCGTGGCCAGGAGCGAGGCGGCGGGCTATGCGGACCCGGTGGACTGGATTGCAAGCCTGATCATTGACAACCTGAACCAAGAGACTGAGGGGGCTGAGCAAACTAAGGATTCCCTTATTGATAATCTGAATCGGAATTTAGTAAATACGGGGGTATGTGCGCAGAATTCGAGCGGTGCAGCCGCTGCAACTTTTACCGACATCGACCTGAAAAACCCATTACGCCCCGGCTTGGGTGCCACCATTGTCCCGCTGCCGGAAACGCACTGGGCACCGCCCGTGGAGCGTCTGCACGCCGGGGGCGGCAGCCAGGAGAGCCTGGCAGCGGAAAAAGCACCCGGCGACGGGAGCGAGGCCCCGGAGCTGCCTGAGCGGCGGGAAGCCAGGTACGAACCGCCCGCCAAGAAGCGGAAGAAATAAGGGGAGGTACGGGGGAACCAAACCGGGATGGCGGAAAACTGAAGCTACTACACCATGACTCAAAACCAAGCTGCCATGATGAAGAACAGCCGCCGGGTGCTGAGGAGGCAGTGTGCTGTGGTGATGAAGCGCGGTGGCGCGAGTTTCCAGGAGGTGGCGGACTTTTTTGGCGTGCCGGTGGGGACGGTCAAGACCTGGTGTGCGAGGGCGGCGAAACAAGTTTCAAGCGCGCCGGAGCTGCGGCCAGGAGTGGCCGCAACACTGCCGGACATGAAACCCCTGATGAAACCCCCAGCGGCGCAGGGGGAGGCGGGGGAGATGAAACCGGGAGTGAAACCCCCAGCGGAGCGAGACGGCCCCCGGATGTTTCGGGGTGTGACGCGGGATGACCTGCCGGGAAAGAGCCTATTGGAACGCAGCCTGAACTTTCGGAACCTGAGGAAGGGGATGTACCCGCCGCGGTGCTGGAAGATCCCCGGATACCTGGAGGGTAAGGAGCTCATTGCAGCGATTCAGAAAGCGAATGCGGGGAAGGGGAGGAAGCGGGGGAAAGCTGAAAACTGAAAGATGAAAACTGAAAACAATACCCCTGAAACGCCGGTCAAAACCTGCCAAGAGGTGATGAGCTGGGCTTTGAAAAACACGCTGGGGAGTTTTTATGCCCCAAAATCGACGGATTTTCAAAAGCGGGTGGCGGAAGAGATCCAGAGCATCCCGGAGGATGAGGGGGAGATCCCGGAGTTTCGGCATCAGGTGTGGGGGAAGTTTTGTCAGAGCATCTGCCTGGATGTGAAAACCGGGAAGCGCGGGCCTCAGTGCCTGGGGTATGCCGCTGAACTGAAGGGGGAGTGGGAGATCAAGCCTGTGGATCTGGAATTTCTCGGCAGCCTGGGCATGTGGGTGGAGCGCGGGGATGATGTGCACCGTGGGCATGGGTGGGCCACGAATTTGATGCAACGGCTGCAACAGGCTGCGCACAGCAAGAGGCTGTACCAAGCCTATGTGCGATTTCAGGCCACCGGAGTGACACGGGAGCATGGGCTGCTGGCCTCTAAGATGCGGTGGGAGATGAACTTGTGGCGCGGGTGTGGGGTGAGCCTGTTTGTGCAGGGGAAGCGGCCGTTTGGGAACTCGGGTGTGGAAGTGGACGTCTTCAAAATTTGCGGCTGGGAACTGGGATGGCAAGAAGAGATGACCGAGGCGGAGGAAGAACGGGCCTGGGACTTGTTTGACGAGCTGGTGTTTGCCGTGCCGGAGATGGCGCGGGAGGCGGCGGAGAAACGGACCAACCAAGCCGGTGTGGACACCGGCGCTCCCAGTAAAGAATCATGAAACCATTGACTGACACTGATAGCTTTTTCCTGGAGGGAGAATGGATGATGGGAGTGGACCTGGCGAGGCCGGGGTCGGAAAAGACTGTACTGGTGACGGTGCCGGCGGCGGAGGTGACGAAGGGGCGCGGGGTGACGCGGCGGCCAATGGTGGCGGATGAGGTGGAGGCGCTGCGCTGCGTGGGGGAGCAGGTGGGCTTCAGCCCGGGGACGTGGGACAAGAAGTTTGCGCGGGAGCTGTATGCGAGAAGCATGGCCAGCGAGCAGATTTCCGACAAGGAGGCCGCGCAGGTGTGGCGGCTGTTTAAGCGCTACCGGCGGCAGATTACGCACGCGGAGAAGGAGAGGTTACTGCGCGTGGCGGAGATGCGGGCGGCGCCGGAGTGGCGGAGTGGGAAGGCTGGAAAATGAAAACTGAAAGATTAAAGATGAAAACTGAAACGGATCTTGAAATGGTGAGAGTGGGTTCGGAGCTCGATTTCCGGCTGGCGGAGCTGCTGGGGGAGAATCATCTGGACTGCCTGGTGCTGTATTTCGACGGAAAGGAAGCGCCTTGGGTGGGAGGGACGCCGCCCAATACACTGATGAACCGGCTGCAAAGACTGGACGCGGTCAATAAACTCAACAAGCACGGCAAACAGTGGCGGGATTTTTTCCCCGAATGGGCGCGGATGTTCCGGGAGAAAATGGGGCTGCCAGAAACGGCGACGGCCGAAAATTACCGGCCTAAAATTGGACTCAAGGTGCACCGAGTGGTGGCGGGATACTCCCAACACCTTTCCGCTGCAGTGAAGTTGCTAGAAAATGAGAAGGTCAAGAAACACGTGCTGAAGTGGAGGCTGGAAGATGTGCCTCTGAGTAATGGACCGCCGCAGGGTGACCTGATTTTGTGGCTGGTGGATGGATCTGTGATCCATGCTGGCAGACGAAGCACGGCGGCAGAAGCCATCGCCCACGGGGTGGGACAGCTGCTTTCGGAAGGGCTGGTAAAAGATCGGGGGTAAAAGATTTCAGGCTATGAAACCACTGCAAACAACGGCAAACGGGAGCGACAGCGACTCTTCAGCCCCGCCTGACGGCTTGGGGGAGGGCGGCGCGCTGGGATCGAGGACGAGTAGGAGAACGAGAACGAGGACGATGCCGGAAGGGGAGGCGCTAGCACTACGGCTGTGGCTGCCGGGGCACCATACGGCGAGCCTGAACCGGACGGCTGGGAAGCACTGGAGCAAGGTGCGGCGAATGAAGAAGGGGGATGCGGCGGCGTTGTATGAGGCGCTGCGGGACGGCCCCTCCTTCGCCAAGGCTTTGGAGGGCGCGCTGCGCGCGGAAGCTCTGCGGGTGCTGGCGAAGCTGCTGCTGGGGGTGGAGCTGGAGAAGAAGCGGGGGAAGAAGCCGCCGAAGCCGGAGCGGGCGGCGTACGTGAGGATCGAGCGGGTGACGGTGAGCCTGCTGGACGAGGACAACTTCAAGGGCGGGGCCAAAGGGCTGCTGGACTGCCTGAAGGCGGCCTTCCCGACGATCATTCTGGACGATGCCCCCGGCTACCTGGTGGCGGAGTATGTGCAGACGCGGTGCGCCAGCAAGTGCGAGCAGGGGACGTGGGTGGAAGTGGCGGCGGAGAAGCCAGGGGCTGCTGGCCGGCCGGAATGGTGCACCGCAGAGATGGGAGAATCGCAGAAAGGGGAGTTTTGATGCGTTATGGCTGCCCAAAAAAATGATCTAGTGGAGGGGTTGTGCAAACGCGTGGAGCAGGCCAGAGCGGAGAGCCGGAGGCGCGGCAAGGGGCTGAGCTGCGAGGTGCGGATCTGCGCACGGATGGCCAGGGAGTGCTCTGAGTATTCAGGCTGCTCAACGCTGTACATCGGCCTGGATCTGGCACGCCGGAGTGGCACGACATTTCTCCCGCCGCCGATGAAAGATGTGTACGGCCAGGTGGTGAATCCGGATGACGTGCTGTGCTTCAGAATTATGGCGCTGCCGTCTTATGCAGCGGATTTGAAATTTTGACTGTATGAAAAAACGATACCAAAAACCTCAAAAGAACGAATTGCCAAGCCGGAGGAAGCTGGCGGCGGTGCTGGCGGAGAAGGAGCAGGCGCTGGCTCTGAGCGACGTGAACCTGGACACGGTGAGAGAAAGAGCTTTCCGAGCCGAGGAGGCGGAGGGTTATTTCCGCAGGGAATGCAGACGACTGGAAAAGGAAGTGGAGGAGCTTACCGGGGATGAGTGGAAACACTACTGCAAAGTGGAGGCCCGCCGCAGCCGCGAGACCATGCGGACCCTGGACGTGGGGCCTGGGCATGTGCATGTGGGGTTGGCATTCAAATGGGACCCTTGGAGGCGGCGTTCACGCGGCAGGGAGGCTGATGAGGCGGTGCTGCGGGAGGTGAGGAAACGGCTGCTGGAAGCTGCGGCGCAGAAGCTGGACGTGGAGCTGCAAGGTGTGAGTGTCGGCGGCTGATGCGGGGAACCCCCGCTGCGGCCCTGGGAGCTGATGGGGGCGCTGGGATCGAGGACGAGTAGGAGTAGGAGGACGAAGCTAGCAATGGACTGGGCCTAGCTGATTTTGCGGAGGCGCTGGGCGAGCTTGTAGTGGGCGCGGTGGCGGGAGTCCTGGGCGAAGGTGGCGAGGAGGTTCTGCTCTGGAAGCTCGGCGGCGCGGGAGCAGGCGGCGAGGTCTTTCTGGAGGGCAGATTCGAGATCGAGCAGGGTCTGAAACATGGTCTGAATGGAGCCCTGGTCTTTGCGGCTGTGGCTCTGGGCGGCAGCGGCGGCGTGGAAATTGATCTCCTGTTCGTCAAAGCTGAGGCGGGTGGCGATAGAGAACTCGCACACGAGATCAAAGGCGTCTGCGTAGGCGGTGTAAAGTTTTTCAAGGTACTCGTGGTCTTCAAAGAAGGTGGGACCGGCGGCGCGGTGGTGTGCCCCCTGGGCGTAGAAATGAAGGGTGCGGAAATGCAGGGCGATTTTGGGGAGGTTCATGGTGGTGAGGGATTGAGAACGAGGAGGAGTAGGAGGAAGAGGAAGAGGACGAAAACCATTTTCGCGGGGCCACGAAAATGGTGTTCAGGGCAGGGTTTGGGCCTGGCGGAGTATGGCGGGGGCTTTGCGCTTGATCTCCTGGTAGGTGGTGAGGGCGGATTCGAGGGCCTGGCGGGCTTCCCCGTGGAGGGAGCGGCGGAACTGGGCCTGGGCGTCTGTGGCGGTGATGCCTTTGGCTTTGTTCCCGCCGATGAGCTTGAGCGGGTCTTTGTAAAAGAGGAGTTTGTTTAAATCCTGCTCGGAGTGGACGGGGTGCCCCATGTTATCGAGGCTTTTGAGGATGTTGCGGATGGCGGTGACGTTGGGGGTGGACTGGGCGAGCTCTTTGAACAAGGCGGAGCGTGCGCGGGAGGCGGGGGTGGTGGAGCCGTAGTCCATGCCCTCCTGCACCTCGTAGCCGTGGGCTTTGCGCCAGTCGTCTGCCAGACGGTAGAGGTCTGGCTGGGCGCTGCGGACATCGAGCCCAAACAAGGAGCGGGCGATGGTCTGCGAGGTGTTGCGGGTGGTGAGGGTTTTGTTGGTCGAGCGCTCTCCGGCGTGCAGGAGGCTGGTGAAGCCGGTGCCGAAGGGGGCGAGCGGGGGAAGGAGTGTTTTGGCGAGGTTGTCCGCCCGGGCGGCGAGTTTTTCCCCGGCGGTCATGTTCTGTTCCACAAAGGTGCGGTCGGCAAAGGTGTCCCGCCCGGTCATCTGGGAATAGAGCAGGGAGCCGAGGGGACCGGCTGCAATGAAAGAGCGAAGGGTCTTCTGCCACCAGTCCTCCTCGTGGCCGATATCGACCTTGTCCCCGAGGAAATCCACGAAGGGGTGGATGGCGGAGACATCAAACTGCTGCAGGGCCCCTTCTGCGGAGCGGGTGGGCAGGAGGATGGAGAAGAGGGGCATGCCCTCCAGCGGGGTGGGGCCGAGGAGCTTGCCAGCCTTGCCGCGCATGTCTTTGCGGACTTGGTCGAGGTCTTCATCGTCGAGCCCCAGCGCCATGGCGGAGAGGAAGGTGAGGATGGAAGGCAGGGAGATGGAGGCGGCGAGCGCGAGGGGGCGGTGCTTGAGGGCCTCTCCGAAAATGCGCACGGACTCGCGGTAGAAACCGAGGAAGGGCATGGCGGTGCGGCCAAGGAGCTTGAGCGTGCCGGAGGTGCCGTTGTCGAAGTAAGGGAACCACTGGCGCACGTGGGCTGCGGCTGCGGCGGTGTCTCCGCCCAGCATGGACTTGGCCTTGAGGTAGGCGGCGAGCTTGAACACTTCATCTTCCGCCTGATAGAGGGTCTGGGCCTTGTCATAGACTGCGCCGGCGGGGGTGCCGATGAAGCGGCCGATGGCCTTGCCAATGCCCATGATGAGGCGGGAGGCGCGGGTCTGCTCCTCCGGCGAACCCTCCTGAATGGTGGCGGGGTCTGGGAGAAGCTGGCGGAGCGTCTGGCGGAGCTCGGCAGAGACGAAGTCGGCACCGAGGACGCCGGACTCGTAGGCCTCGGTGAGGTCCGCGCCGCCATTGCGCAGGGCGGTGAGGGCCTGACGGTAGTAGGTGAGGTTTCCGGGATTCCACACACTGGCGCCGGCGAGCTGGGAGAAGAATAGATTTCCCAGCACATTGCGCACATGGGTGCCGGGATTGAGCACGGTCTTGCCGGTCTTCCACCAGCCGAGGAGGGTGTCATAGACCTGGAGGGCGACGGTGGGTGTCTCAATCATCTCCAGGACCTGGGAGGCGATGTCTGCCTGCACGAACTTGCCCGCGAGGCGGCCGAAGCGGGGATTGTCCGGGATCTCGGTAAAGCCGGGGGTGGCGATGTCTGAGATGTTTTTGGGGTCTGCGGCGACGGCGTTGAAGAACTCGGCGGTGGCATTGTCATGCGCCATCTGGGCGGCGTAGCGGGCGATGGCATAGACGGGGTCCATGATGAGCCCGGCTTTTTCCTGCTCGGCAATGGTGAGGGGCTTGTGACGGGTGTAGCGGGCGTGCAGCTGGCGTTTGATCTCCTGAAGGCGGCCCCGGATTTCGGGGTCGAGCTTGGAAGGGGTGGCGAGGTCTGCGGCGGTGAGGGCGCGGTACTTTTTCCCGTAGCGGGAGCGAAGCTCTCCGAGGGCCTGCTGGGTGATGAAATCCTCATAGAAGGCATTCATGTGCTCCGGGGACTTGAAGCGCCATTGGTTGCCGGAATGGGACACGAGGCGGGGCTGGCCGGTGGAGTCTTTCTGCTCGTTGTCCGTGATGTGCCAGGCGGTGGTGCGCTGTGCAAGGATGTCCCGCACGCCGAGGCGGAACTTGTGGAAGAGGGACTTCTCCTTCTGCACGTCTTCCTTGTAGAAGTGCGGCATGTAGGTGGTGCGGAGATTGTCAAAGGTCTCCGTGCTCATGCGGCCCTGCTTGACGGCCTCCTGGCCGGTGGCCACGAGGATGGAGCGAAGGCGGGTGGCGAGGGCCTGCAGCGGCGGCGGCAGGGAGGTGAGGGGGCGCTCTCCGGACATGGCCTCGTAGAGATTGCGGCGGTAAACGGGGTTTTCCGCGAACTCCTTGGGGTAGGCGATGTCTGAGAACTTGGGCGAGCCGGAGAGAGCGCGCACGAGGTCCATGGCCCGCTGGGACCCCATGGCGGTTTTGATCTCCATCTCCCGCTTTTTGGCGAGGATTTCCCGAGGGAGGACGGAGTCTGGCAGGAGCTCCTTTTTCAACGAGTGGCCAACGGCCTCCAGACGGGACACGAGCGGCGCGGCGTCTTTCTTGCCAGACCACATGGCCACGAGGTGCGCGGCGATGTTGTTGGCGGTGCGTTTGGTGATGGTGGTGGCGGGCTCCCGCAGCCAGCGGGTGTGTGCGGCGAGCTTGGCGGAAAGAGCGCGGTCCAGGTGATTCCAGCCGAGGCGGGCAAGAGGGGAGGCTTCTGGGGTGCTGGCCGTGGTTTCTGGGGAAACGGGGGATTTGGAGAGGACGGTGGTTTCTAACTGAGGAGGAGTAGGAGTAGGAGGAAGAGGAGGATTGCCGGAGGGGGGCAGGACGGCCATGCTGATGGACGGCACGCCAGCGGCATTGCGCACGACGAAGGGACCGGCGGCGGTGAGCTGGGCGGGGGTGTCGAACGGCTCCAGGAAGACCTGGCCGGAGTTGTCTCCCGATTTGACAGCCTGCAGGAAGACCTCTGGAGTGAGGGCGGGCTGGATCTTCTGCGCCTCTTCAAACACGCGGCGGATGGGCAGCATCTGGCTGGACTGGCCCACTGCGGCGGCGGCGTAGGCGCGCAGGAGCAGCTGTGAGGTGGCGGTGGGGGGGAAGTATAAGGCCGCTCCACGGCTGTTTGCGGTGGCGGGGAAACGAGGAGGAGTAGGAGGACGAGTAGGATCTCCTGCGGAGGGCTGGAAAAGGCCGCTCAGGGCTTTGCTGGGAGGGGTGGGGGCAAAGGCGCGGGAGAGGTCGAGGGACTTGGTGGAGGTGAAGAGGCGGTCGGCCTCTGGCGTGCCACCTCCGGCACGCGAGGATTCAGGGTTGACGGGAGAATTGAATACATTACCCTTAGCCGAGTCTCTGACAGTCACGCTGCCATGCTCACCAAGCTTTGGCTTGATTCCAGCACCGCCGAATTCCGAAAGGGGTTCGGCGTTTGCTTTAAGCCATTCAAGAGCTTTTGCGAGCGCTTTTGCTACGTCTTCCGGTTCCCATGTTTTGGATACTTCCCAGGATTTGTCTGGAATTCCCATGTCTTTACGGGTTGCTTCGTGGTCGCGGATGCTGAGTTTCAGTTTTCCGCCATTTTCATCTTTGGCTTCAAAATACCACGACCCCCATTTCGTGCTTCCCCATCCCTGACCATCAATGGCATAGGGTACAAAATAAGGTGCGGCCCGCTGGAATACTTCGGCAGAAAAACGCTGGCCGTCCATGTTTGCCCCAAAAGTACTTCCGTTGTCTGCCAGATAATCTGTCACCTGCTGCATGACTGCATCTTTTGCCGGTTGGAGAGATGTGAATATCTCCGGGCTTTCTCCAACGCTAAAAGTTCCATCTTCATGTTTATGAATAGAATTTAGAGGCACAAAGCGCTCCAAATATTTGGTCTCATAAATAGGAGATTTCCATTTAGGATCGAAATATCCATCACCTTCAAAAGCAGGATCATCAGACGGTTGCCATTCAAAAGTAAATTGGTTGGGGCTGACGCGATTTTTAGATTCAGCATCCAATGCGGCAGATTGTTCTTTGCCAATTTTAAGAATGGCTTCCGCCTCAGAAAGACCGCCCGGCGAAGGCTCTGCATGTTGGGCGGCCCCGGGATGAGAAGCCATGGACGGGGAATTTACGCTTTTGGAGGCGGTAAACAAACGGTTTGAGCGGTCTCCTAACTGTTTGGCGCGCGCGGCGGCATCTTTGATGACTTGGGCGAGGCCGGGGATTTTGGCGACGAGATCGGCGGTGACCTGGGCGACGATGGGGTCATTGATGCGGGCCTCTCCGTGGTGGTCTCCCACAAAGTTGTCCGGGTGCATGTCAAAGAGCAGCCAGGGGCGGCCTTCCACCACGGCGAGGAACACACGGGGTGAATCTGGGTCTGCAATGAGGCGGGAGGGAACCTCCACGATGCCGGCGCGGCCACGGGCGACGGAGAGACCGGCGTTGTCGATGAAATCGGGGTCCCGGCCAATTTCAGGGCGTGGGGAGAGGGGCTGCTTGAGGATGATGTGACCCTCCGGGGCGATGGCGGCAATCTCCGTGGGAGTGCCCCCCATCAAGGTCTGCACAGCAAGGCGTGCGGCGAGCTGGCGGGGGCGCTCTGCGGGGGCAAAGTGGTAGTCGAGCCTGCCATCGGCCGTGTGAAGCAGCTGTGGCCAGACGCCGAGGGTGGGATTTCCCAAAAGGCCGGGGACGGGGGCGTAGCCATTGAGCACCTTGTAAACGACGCCTGCTTTTCTGTCGGCATGGACGGCGGCCTCGGCCCCTTCTCCGATTTTGGGCAGGGCGGTGATGCGGGCGAACTGGGCGGCGGAAAGGACGGGGACGGGGCTGGCGGAGCCAGCGTTTGCAGTGGCTGAGCCGAGGCTTGGCGAGACAGCGGTGGTTTGCGGTGGTTGACCGGAACCGGAGGCTACTGGGTTGAGAATTCCTTCGCGGTCTGCTGCAAGTGCTGGGGAAGCCGGCCCTGTGCTGCGGCGGCTTGACAGGCCTGCGCGTAGGCGCTGGGCATGCGCATGGCCAATCTGACGTCCTTGTTCCCGAAGGAGGCGCGGGCCGGTGATGAAGGAGACGGCTCCGGTGTAGGGGTCTGTGACATGGTTGGCGGTGGGTGAATGCTGCTGCGCAGCGTTTGCGGTGGTTTGCGGTGGTTTGCCGGAACCGGAAGTTGAGGGAACATCGCTCAACTCCGAGGCGGAATCAAGGGACTTGGTGGAGGTGAGGAGGGATGGGGGGGCTTCCATCAAACCGTGTTCACGGAAAGAAAAAGGAAAGACGCCGTGGGTGAGCATGGCGTCAAGGAAACCCAGGCCAATGTCTTTGGAGTGCTCCCGCAAACGGCTGACGAGGCGGCGGTGAGAAGGGGTGACAAACTCGGCGGAAGACTCTGCCACCTGGTTTGGCTGACTTTCAACGGACGGAAGCCCGAGGGTGAAGCTGTGGGCCCCTTCCCGGGCCGCCCCCAGCACGATGCGCTGGAAAAGCTGGGAGGTGGTGACTGTGACCGGCACGCGCTCCACTGCGCGCAGGTAAAGTTTGGTATCCAGGTAGAGGATGTGATAGTGGCCGGGGTCTGCCGTGCGCAAGGCGTCCAGATAGGGGTAAACTTCTTGGGGAAGTTTTGCCTGCACCGGGGAGCTGCCGGAAGGCAGAACCTCCCATGCGGCGGTGGTGCCGGTGGACGGGGCAGGAGGCGTGGTGAGAACTGGCAGATTGGGCTTGGAGGCGCGGCGGGGGAGATGGTCAATGCTGTCATCAAGATCTGAGGCGGAAGGGCCGACGAGGCCGACTTCGCGGTAGCTGAAGTATTTCTGGCCGTTGGTGATGACGTGGTCGAGAAGAGGCAGGCCGATCAGATTTCCCATTTCGCGGAAACGGCGGGTGACGCGGTTGTCGGCATCGCTAGGAGAGGGGTCGCCACTGGGGTGATTGTGGGCAATGAGCCAGCCGGCGAGGCGGGCCTTGGGGTGCTGGAGTTTGACCGAAGCGATGATGCCCGCGATGACTTTGGGGTCTGCCACGGCTTCATTGAGCCCGCCGACGTGGACAATCTGGCTGTGGACGACCTGGTCGGCGGCATCTACCACCGCGATTTTGAGGCTCTCAAAGTAGGGGGTGCGGGTGGCGAGGTTGAAGGCCGCGAAATCGGCGGCGGAGTGGATGATGGCCCCGCGGATGTCAAAGGAGGGAACCTCACGAGAGATGAGCCCGTGAAGGATGGTGGAAAAGGAATCCTGGCCGGTAAAAGCCTGTTTCAGGGCTTCAACGTCTTTGCTGGCAAAAGCCTGCCAGGCGCGTTGATAATGTTCCCGGAGAGTATCAAATCGGGACCGGTCCCGATGACTTCCACGGGCAGCGGGTAGCTCGTAGGAGGCGCTGGGGCTGCTGGCGGCACGGATGGCGCGCACGGCGGCGGGTTGTTTGCTGGCAGGGACACTGACATCTGGCAGGTCAAGATACCCCTGAATGGTTGTTTCTTCAAGAGGAGCCAGAGACTTGCGCGAGGTGAAGAGAGCCTGCCCAGCCGCCACGCCTGCGCGCATTTGCGGGGTGATGTCCACGCGCCAGATGGGAGTGGCATTGTAGCCGGAGTCTGACGGAATGGCTTGCATGGCCTCAAGGGCTTGCGGGCTGCCATGGCCGTATTGGGCTACGGCAGCGTCAGACCGGGATACTGCGTCTGTAAATGCCTGCGAGGGAGCGCCGCGCAGGGGCGATTGTGTTACGGAGGCTCCCCACTGCTTGACGTATTTGCCGATTTCCTTGGGCAGGATGTTGTCATAGAAGCCTTTCATGCCTTCCCCGCCGACTTTGAGGTCGGGGCCGGTAAGCATGCGGACGCCTAACGGAATGTCTTCGTCTTCAGGATCTGGGTGTGTGCCCTCTCCTGCCTGGATCTTTTGAGCGAGGTCTTTGCCGAAGTAGTCCGGCAGCTTTGAGCCGGGGACGTTTTCCTGCTCCATGACCACCTGGCCGTTTTTGTTGGCAGAGATGGTGTAAGCATCTGCGCCGGTTTTGAGGTAGCGGATGTCATCGACTTGCTGGCTCAAATCATAGCGCTCTGCCTGGGTTTGTCCGGTGGTCCAGCCGATCCATTGTTTGCCGGTTGCCACGGCGTCAGCCAGGGCGCGCTTGAACATCTGGAGGGGCCAGGTGGTGCGGAAGGGGGCATCCGGGATAAGGTTTTGTACGAGTACGGGCAATGCCGCCGCAATCGCCTCTTGGCGCGTGCGCGCTCCCCCTTTCAGGCGGTCGCTGTCGTCAAGAACTTCAAAGTATGGCTTGTCGTCTTGGGTTGTTTCCCACACATACCACCCTTCTGGCAGGGTGGGGTGGTAATCTTCACGATACCCTTTCTGCCGCCCTTGCTGGTGCCGGTCGCTCTGGATTTCTTCAATGAACGTGCCGGGACTGCCTGCTGCGTCTGTGCGGTCGTTGATCCGCATGTGGGCGACGTAGTTTGGGATGTCTGGATAATGACCTGAAAAATACTTTTTACCGTTGTCGTATTTGAGGGTGAATTCGCCACCCAAACCAGATTTTCGGTGCGTGGTGATGTATTGGGAGGCCGTTTCTTGGTCTAAAAATGAAATTTCTTCTTTGGTCGCATTGTTCACGACCACATACCTCATTTGTGGAGGTATGTGGAGAATCACCTCCCGGTATTTTTCCCCACCTGGAATGGTGTATTTGGAGTAGCTTGTTTCTTCTGGGCGTTCTTCTTCATACACCCGAATATTTCTGGCCACTTTGGAGCGGAATGATTCAACCTCATCCTCGTGTTTTCTCTGAGCGCGAGCGATGTATTTTTCGGCTTCTTTTTCAGTGTCAAAAACAGGAGAATCTTCAATTTGCCTCCGTCTGCGGTTGGTGACGATCCATTCATTCTCGTCTTGTTCGTCGGCGGACCAACCGTCTGTGTCTGGATGTTCGAATTCGTGATTGTCCACGTAGGCATCAATCCATTCTTCCACGGCCGCTTCTGCGGCCTCTTTGGAATCGTACTCCTCTTTGGTCTGGTCATCGCGCACAACCCAGCGGGGCTCATAAGATTCTGGTTCAAGGGAATGCTCTTCTAGATGCACAGAACCTTCGTTTTGCAAGTAGTCTAAAACTTCCTGCTTCAAAATAAATTCTTGATGGGCGGCGTGGTTTTGCTTATCCTTAATTGTCGCTGCGACAACATCACCTGCCAGGGGTGATTTTCCGCTCTCTTTCATCTGGCTCGGAGAGCGGCCCCGTTGAAGATGTTTTTTTGACGTGTCGATTTCATCGACCAGCGACATATCCCCAGCCTGAGCAATCAGGCTGGGGCTCTTTTTTTCATGGGATTTTTGATCCAACCACGGCAGGATGCCGGACCATTTGAGTTCTTCCGCTTTGATGCCGGTCTGCGGGTTGGTGATGATGTCCTTGATGGTCTGGGCATCGGCACGATTGGGCATTTTCTGGGCGATGACCTGGGCAAGGCGGGAGTAGAAGCGCGGGGCAGATTCAAGGGATTTGCCCGAAGTGAAAAGCGGGGCGGAAGGGGAGGATTCCGTGGGCGGTGGGGCAGTGGGGAGGACGCTGAGGATGGACTGTTTGGCCTGCTGCTGGGCGGGGGTGAGGAGGGAGGTGAGGTTGAGGCCTTGACTGCGGGCGGGGGAGTCCTGCAAAGATTTGCGGGAGGCGGAGAGGCCAAGCCAGCGGCGGAGGCGCTGCAGCGGGGGAATGGCGGGGGTGGGTGTTGCCTGCGGGGTTTGTCCGGCGGCAGTTGTTGCACCTTCTGCAACGGCTGAAACAGGCTCTGGTGCGGTCTGGGGCTGAGAATGAACGATGTTTTCAATGCTCTCAATGGCGCTGCCAGTGGGCCAGGCAAAAACGAGGTCGATGGGATGAACGGCGCCGTCTGAAAAGCTGGTGAGGAAGTTTTTGGGCAGGGCGTCTGACACGAGCATCTCCATGGAGGGGTGCCACCAAGCCCCGTCATACATGCGCAGGAAACCGTGGCGCCGCATGAAGGAATCAATCTCCGGCAGTGTTGCGGGACGGCCATGAATCCAGGGCTGGGAGGTGACGAGGCGGGGGGCGGCTTCCTGCGGATCTTGCAGCCAGCCCTCGATGGCGATGGAGTCCCCGAAAAGCTCGTTCATGACCTGCATCTGCTGCAGGTAGCCTTCCAGCGATTTGCGGGCCCCAAACTGGCCGGGGGCGGTCAGCTTGATGGCGCGTGCGGAAGCGGCGTCTCGGAAAACCGTGTGCTCCTGCCCTTGAAACTGATCTGAAACCGGAATGCGGGAGATGCCCGCCGCAAACTGCGCCAAACTCAGCTGTGGGAGGGCGGCACTGCCGGCGGGCGTGGAAGCTGCCGGAGGCTGGGCGGGAGATGAGGAGTCACTGCTGAGCCGTGGAGCACTCCGGTCTCCTGAGCGTTCCGTGCGGCCTGCTGGCTGAGCTGTGCCTGGGCTGCCTCCTGCGACGAGCTGAGCCGCGACTGCCGGATCTCGGTAGGAGTAGGATGAGGCTTCATCAGGGCTTAAGGTAGCCGCAAAAGACGGGGAAGCAAGAGGGGAGATGAGGGAAGGCGGGGCGTTGAAAAGGGAAAGCTGCTGGGCCGAAGGCGCGTTGACGATGGTTTCTGCGGAGTCCAGCCGGAAGGGGGCGGGGCGGAGATCCTGAAGGACGGGCTGGTCAAAGAAGAACATCTGGCCAAGGGCGCGCTCTGCGCGCTCCAAAGTCTGGGCTTGGGTGATTTCAAGCCTGCCGGTGTCCGCTTCGACCTTTTTGAGCTGGCGGTAGAGTTTGAGGGCGGTTTGGGGAGGGAGGGGGGCGGTGGGGAGGGCTTTTGGGCCGGTGGAAAGCGCGCCTTCGCGGGGAGTAGCGGCAAGGGACCACAATTCCTCGCGGGTGGGGCGGGTGTCTCCGAAGAGGGAAGCCTGGCGGGGATCTCCTGCACCGTCCATGGCCGAAGCGTAGCGGGAGAGAGTGGCGATGATTTGGCGGGGGCGGGCGGCGTTTTCCGAGAGGTAGGTGAGCAGCTGGCGCTGGAGAGGGGTGGGATCGTCCCCAATGCCGGGGATGCGGTCCTGGGCGAGGTAGTCTGGCACGGACTCCCCACGGTTCCGCAGGTCCTGAATCTTTTGGAGGGTCCAGGCGAGGTCTGAGGTGATGGAAAGGGGGTAGAGCGCCCCGGCCTCCTGGCGGCCATTGAGCTCTGCAAAGCGCGGGGCGAGGGCCACGAGGGCATCTGGCAGGCGGCGGAGGGTGTCTGACTCCAGGGACTCTGTGATGCGAGAAAGGGCGTTCAGCGTCTCCGGGCTGGGGCCGTAGGCATAGACGAAGAGGGCATTGCGAATGCGGCGGAGTCCGGACTGGGTGAGATTTCCGGCGGCATCGATGACAGCCGGGCGTTCTGCGGGTGGGATGAGGGTGGCGATGAAAGTGCGGATGAAGTCCGCATTGGCGGCGGTGAAGATTTCCCCGTCTTCCGAAGGGACAAAGTGCTCAAAGATGTCCGGGACGATCTGTTTGGCATCGATCTTGGCCTGTTCGATCTCGCGCTTGGGGGCGATGGTGGAGACGTTGGCGGAAAGGACAAACGCGGTACGATTGAGTTCCGTGGTGCGGACGCGCACGAGCACGGGCTGGGGGACGGCCTCCACCTGCTCTGCATTGAGTCCGAACTCGGAGGCCCGGCGGATGAGGTCCTGGCGATACTGGGCGGCGGGGGAGCCTGCGGAGCCCTCTGAACGAGGAGGAGTAGGAGGACGAGTAGGATTGCCGTCTGCGACGGCGTAGGCGCGGCGCATGCCCATGAGGCGGCCATTGCCGCTCTCTGCCACGGCGTCCGGGCCGATGATGGGAGCCCCATCCCCCACACTGCTGGAAGCGCTGAGGCGGGAGAGGTTCATGTTTTTGGCGATGTCCGCCACCTGGGCCTCGGAGCCGGCGGTGGTGCGGTCCCGTGGCTGAAGCTCCTGGGGATAGGAGGGATTGATGCGGCCGGTGTCGTCGTTGGAAATGTTCAGCGACGAAACCGGGACGACGGCCCACTGGTACTCCACGGCGTCATTGGCGTCTGTGTAGGCGGTGCCTTTGGCGCCAAGGACGGGAGCGAAAGGGAGCGGTGGCAGCTCTACCGGGCTGGTGCTGCCGGTGGTGATGCTGGGACGGTTGTCCTGCTGGAGATCCACCTTGGCCTCCTTGGCCTTGAGCTGGGAGAGGGCGTCTCCGGCGGAATCTCCGAGGGATTTCTGGAGGGTTTTGAGAGCTTTGACCAGAGCGGCCTCCCGCTGGGCAATCTGGGTGCGCACCTCCTGCGGGGCGGAGCTGATGGCATTGCGAAGGCGGGCGATGATGTTGCGCAGCCAGTCGAGCAGCATTTTGCCAAAGGAGGGATCGGCTGCAGCAGCTTCTGACACGCGACCGGCAAAGACGCGATCACTGACGAGCATGCGCTCAAACTCGAAGTAAAGCTGGGCGGCGTGCTGGGGGGACCACTTCTTGGGCGGGGTGCCGGTGACCACGGCGGCGTCTGCGCGGGCTTTTTCCTCCGGGGTGAGATCGATGTAGGACTTCTGGAAGAGCTGCACTGCCGCGCGGGAGGCTAGGTCTGTGACACGGTAGGAGCGCCAGACCTCGGCCTGAAGGGCAGGGGGGAGGGCCTGGAAAAGAGCGGCGGTTTCATCAAAGCCGTAGAGCTGAAGCTGCACGGAGTGGACCACCTCCTCCTCCACGGCGGCGCGCAGGGCGGTGTCTGCCCGCTGGGAGCGGGTAGGCCCCTCCAGGAGGCCGGAGAACTGCTGGGCGATGCGCGGGAGATCGAGCACCAGCGTGCCCTCTGGCGTGACGTGCATGCCGCCGCCGGCGCTGCTGACGGCGTGCTCTTCGGGGGTGGTGGCGAACTGGATTTTCTGAAACGCCCCGGCGTAGTGGAACAAATGCTTTTCCAGCAGGCCGATGATGCGGGTGCCCTCCCGGCGCTGGGCGGTGGGGAGGGCGGACTTGGCGGAGCGCACGGCGGTGACCCATGCCTCGGGGTCGAGGGTGGCGCGGGTGCGCGGGGCAGGTGGTGAGGATTCCTTACCAGTTGCCGAAGAATCCTCGGACACTGATCCTTTGGCGGGGGTGAACTCCAGGGCGGTGGTGGCGGCGGTGAGGGCGCGCTGGTAATTCGTCCAGCCAAGATGCTGCTGGAGATCGTCTGTGAGAGCCTTGACCGTGGTGCTGCCGGTGTGCTGCCGGAGCAGGCCGGCGGCCTGGGTGTCTGTGATGTCCCTGGCGGCGAGGTGTGCCTTGATGGAGGAGTAGGGCGTGGGCCCTGCGGCGGCGGGGGTGTAGGTGTAGGTTTTGGCGGTGGCGGCACGATGCCAGCCGACAGCGGCCATTTCCTTGTCGATCCCAGCCGCGTACTGCTCTTCAGCGGATGAACCAACGACACCCTGGGCGGCGACCACACGAGAGGCGGCGGCCTGAGCCTGGGCGGCATCGAGCCCGCGAGACTCCAGAAGGGTGGCGAGCTGTGCGGCGCGCTCCTGATGAGCGGCGGAGGCAGACTCCTCCCGTGAGGGCAGGGTGGTGATGGGGGTGGGTGCCGTGGCAGGAACGGCGGCATGGTTTTCTTCCTGAGGCTGGGCCGCGGCGGAGAGCTGCTGGACGCGGGAACGCTCATCGAGCGGGATGGCGGCGCGCACGGCGGGCATGAGCTGCGCGAGATTGTCCAAGGTGGACTGGGAGATGACCGGCTGGCCATCCTGGATGCGGACGCGCACGGGGCGGGAGGTGCCGTCTTCCCCCACGGCCTGCCCGGCCTCGTATTTCTGGATCTTGGCCACGCCATCCTTGCCGGTGACGAGGCGGCCGTTGAGGAAGGTGCCGGGCTTTTGGGGGTCCTGCACGATGTCCAGACTGGCGAGGGTGTCTGCATCCAGGTCTGTGAGCGGGACGCCCTGGGCGATGGAAAGAACGCCGTGGGCGGCATCCTGCGTGGCCTGGGCCACTTCTGGAGGAGTGCCTTCCGGAGCTTGGTAGGAGGCGATGGCATCCTCCGCCGCGGCGATGGTTTCAGGCAGATTGGCGGTGGGAACTTCCTGCGAGGCAGCGGCGGTGGTGGCTTTGTGCTCCTGCCACGCCTCATGCGCGCCGCCAGCGCCGCCCATGAGCATGATGGAGCCGAGGAATGCGGGGGAGTCTGCGAAGAACTGGCCGATGACCTGGGAAAGGCCTGCGTGGGTGGGGTGCTTTTCCGTGGCGAAGTAGCTGGAAATCTGAGAGAGGAGCTCGTCTGGCAATTCCTCCGCCACTTCTCCGAGGGCATTTTTTGGGATGTTGGAGATCATCCCCTTCCACAAGCTCTGAGCCGTTTTGGCAGCGGCGGATTTGGCGATTTCCGCCGGCGATTTCAAGAAAGCCTCCGCGCCAATCTTTCCCCCGGCCTGAGTGATGAAAGCAGAGGCGAGACCGGAGCCAAGCGCCCAGGGAGCGGTGCGTTTCCAGGCCTGGTCATGGGTGAGTCCATCCTGGCGGAGTTGATTGTAGGTGTCTGCGTACTGAGCTCCGGCCGTCTGCACGCCAGAAATAGCACTGGCAACACCCATGCCCCCGCCGAGTCCCCGGGTGAGGAGGATGGTGGCGGCCACGGGGCCTGCCAGGCGGGTGGACAAGCCGACGACCGTGGCGGTGAGGGAGGAGTGAGCGCCTTCAGCCTGCAACGGCGCAAGGAAATTCTGGGTGGCCTGGGAGGTGTCTGCGGCCCATTCGGAAAGCCCTTGGTGCCCGGTGAGGGCGGCGACCGCCCCAGCGGCCTGGGTGCCGACATCTGCCAGGCCGGCGAGAATGCCGCGAATGCTGGTGTCTGTGAGCTTGGACCAGAAGCCGCGCTTGTCCATGGCCTGGAGATAGTCCCGAGCCTGCTCCGCCTCGGAACCGGAGGGCTTGGTGGACTTCTGCCATTTTTCGAAGGTGGGGACACCGGGGATGTCCGCCTGCGGCATGGCTTTGAGGATGGGCAGCATGGCAGCAGCGTGGGCGAGCTGGAGACGGGGCAGGTCTGCCATGGCGCGGGCTTTGGCCTCCGGGGTGGCGTCTGCAAGCTGGACGGCCTGGGCGTAGCGGGTGGCATCTTGCACGAAGCGGGGATTGACCACCACAGAGCCGTCTGAAAGGGTGCGGGAGTAAGCGCGATCGGCGTGGGAGAGGGGCTGGCCTTCTGGCAGGTGGAAATTGGAAACGCCGGAGAAGTCCCGCGCCTCGGCATCCTGGATGAGGGTGCGGTGGGCGGGGTTTTCTGGATCCAGACCGGCTTTGCGCATGTGCTCGGCCTCCTTGGCGGCGGCGAAGTCTGATGCCTGCTTTTGCTGGGCGAGGACTTGCTCTTTCCATTCTGGGGAGCCCACGGGGGCAGTGATGGGGGTGTCCTGCTGCTGGAGGCGCATGAACTCCTCGGTGTCTCGCAGGGTGCGGTGGCGGACGAAGGTGGCGGCGCGGGAGTCGTCCTCTTTATCCTGAGCGGTTTTGCGGGCGGATTCGAGGATGGACCGCTGGCGGGCAGCGAGGTCTGCGTGGAGCTTCTGCACCTGATCCTCAGGAGGGGAGTCCCCATAAGCGGCGTGGAGGTCTGCCAGGCGGGCTTTGTGCTCGTCGTGGAGATCCTGCAAAGCCTGGGCGGTCCCTTCCGTGGCGGGATTTTGGCGCAGGGCGGTGATGGTGTCCTGGACGGCCTGCTGCTGCTTTTCCTGCGCGATGCGGACGCCTTCATTGTGGGCGGTGGCAATCTGCTCGTACTGACTGCGTGCGGCCTCGTAGGCATCCAACTGCGGCTGGAGAGACAGGCGCGCGGCCTGCTGACGTGCCACGAGCACCTCCCGCTGCTGTGCGAGGTCTTTGGGCCAGGCCTCGAGGCTGCCATCTGCATTTTGGTAGGGGACAATCTCCCCGGCGGGAATGCCCTGGGCGCGGCGCTGCGCGGCCTGCTGGGCGAGGGTGGAAAGGGCCACCTCATGCGTCTGGAGCTGCTGCTGGATGGCCTGCCCCTGCTGCTGGAGCTGCTGCTGGCGCGTCTGCAGCTCCTCAGCGGATGCGGTGAGGTCTGCCCCGAGGTCTTTGGCGGAAAGGGACTGGCGGCGCGCGGCCTCCTGGCGGGCGAACTCGGCGGGATCGTCTCTCAGCAGGGTGAGGGCGGTGATTTTGCGCTCGTGGGCGGCTTTGGCTTTTTCTGCGGCGGTGTGGCCTTCCAGCATGCCCTGGAGGCGCTGGATCTCCGCCGCCTGGCCTTTCCCGACGGGGTCGGCCTCCAAGGACTGCAGGTCTTCGGGGGTGAGCTGGTAGTCGGGGGAGTTGAGCGCCTTGAGCCTTTCCTGAGCTTTCAGCGCCTCTGGAGTGGGCTCTTTGAAGACAAGACCATTGGTCTGGCCTGCCTGCTGGGTGACTGGACCGGTGAGGGTGGTGATGGCCTGCTGCTGGGCGTTTTTGAGAGACTTCTGGATCTTGGAGACAGCGGCGGCAGGCAGGATTCTTTGGCTGGACTGGGCGGCCTCGTAGTCGTGCAGGGCTTTGGTTTTGGTGATTTGATCCGTGATGGCTTTCCTGCGCAGGTCTTCGGTGATTTTGGCCTGCTGGGCTGCGTGGGCAGCCTCGGACTCGGTGTAGATGGGAGAGCCGTCGACGCGAGAAGTGATGAAATCCCGTCCGGACTGGCGAGCGGCATCGATGGCAGCACCGGTCTGCTGCTTCTGCTGGGCTGCGGCTGCTTTGGCCGCCGCCTTGGCAGCGGTGGCCGCTTGTTTGGCGGCGGCAGCCTCCGCCTTCTGCTGCTGGATGCCCTGCCATTCTTCATCCGTATGCACCGGCTGAATGAAGTGATTGCTGTCCGTGTAGTAAGGGCGGCCATCGTGGCGGTACTGGGCCTCAAGATTATCATTCTGGGCGGCGAGTTCGGGGGAGAGGGGCATGGGGGGGAGCGCCGGAGGCGCGGTTGGCAATGGTTTGCGGTGGATTGCGGTTGTTGGCAGTGGTTTACCGGAACCGGAGGGGTATCCGCCCGGTGAGGGCGGCGGGTGGGGGGTTACGAAGCAAGCCAATTTTGGAAGGCGCGCTCTGTCGCGGCATTGCAGAACTCTCCCATGGGGTATTGTTCGAGGTCTGTGATGGAAGTTTGTTTTTTGAAAGCTTCCCGCCAAAAAAGGAGAATGCGCGCGGCAAGAATGTCGAGGTAGGCCCCCATGTGTTCTTGTTGGCGGAGAAGAAGAGTTTTCTCACCCTCGGGAAGTGAGGTGAAAACGGGGCTGGATTTAATGAAGGCATCGAGGAGCCCGAGTTTCGTGTCGAGCTCGTCGTGCTCGTCGAGCACACGGGACTGGTGGGGGAGGTATTGGATGGAGGGCATGGCAGTTATTCAGCGGGGAGCAGGCGTCCGATGGACTGGAGGTAGCAGCCCATTAGAAACTGGATGAGGTAGGCGGTGTGCTCTTCATTGGCGAAGTCCGGCTCTATGCCGCAACCGTCCATGATGGCGTAGGCGGCATGGAGGCACTCATGAGCAAGGACACTAAAGACCAAGGAAGCCTCTTCCCGTGAAGGGACAGACAGCCAGATGATGATGAGGCGGCGGCTGCGCAAGGTGAAGCAGTGGCCGTAGCCGGTGACTTCCAGGGAGAAGTGCTTTTCCCGGGGGAGGTCAAAGTGGCGGTTCACCCATTTTTCACATTCCGCAGGGCTGCCCTGGCAGATGGCGATGTGGAACTGGGAGACGGGATCGTAAATGTCGATGCAGGAGCATTCCTCCGGCTCCACACAGAAAAGGCGCATCTCCCGCCCGGGGTGGAACACGCCCCAGGCGGCCTTCACAGGATCTGGCAGGCCGGAATAAATGGGGAAGGTGATGAGGGTTTCAGGCATGGCACTTATTCAGGCTGGAGGACAAAACCGCGGGCTGGCTGGCCGGGCCAGAGTTCGTAGAGTACTTCCTGCGCCTCCACGCCGCCATTGCGCGGAGAGCTGGGCATGCCGAGGGCGCGGGCTGCGGCGATGGAGAGCTCTCCGATGCGGTTGCGGGGGCCTTTGTCTCCGACGACGGCCTCGATGGATTTGCCGCGCCAGGTGATGCGGGCGAGGCAGCCACGCACGACGCCGAGGGTGTGGGTGATGACGAGGGGAGGGACGACGATGTAGGGGACGGTCTCGGAATCGAGATAAGCGGCTGGATCAGACAAAGCCCTGCCGGGGATATGATACCAGGTGGTGGAGGCCAGGCGGCCACCTGGGAAGACCTGGGGCTGATTGTCCGGGCCAAGGAGGAAGATGTCCCGTGCCCAAGGTTTGGCGATTTTGCCGTCTAAGGAAAGGCCGCCATTGGCGAGGTGCTCGGTGCCTTTGTCTCCGATGATGTAGGCTGCCGGAGCACCGGACTGGCCGTTGGCACCGTCGGCATCGATGTCCGCATCCGCCAGGAAGCGGACGTATTCCATTCCACCTTTCACTTCCATGGAGACGAGGGAAGAGAAGCCCTCGGCAGTGATGGTGCCAAGCGTGACAGGTAATGCCGGTGGTGATGGTGTTTTCATGGGCTGGTGACGCTGGCTGTGACGGCTGGGTGACGAGTGAAAGCGTCACATGTGACGCTTCAGGAAATAATGGAACCGGGGAGGCGGAGCATGGCCCCGGTTTTGGGTTTGGTGCTGCTGCTGGCGGCCTTGGGAGGCTGGATGGGGGATGGAGGCGCCTGGGGATTGCCCGCTTTGGCGGCCTTCCAAGCGGTGAGCTGAGGGTCGTTGAATTTCTTGGGCTTGGAGCCAGGCGGGGGAGCACCGGGACCGGGTCCTTTATTCAGCGGGGTGACCTGCACGAGCTGACCATTGATGACGGTGAGATGAGATCCTTCTGGCAGCTTTCCAGGCTCGGGGTGGCGAACCTCCACCATGTCGCCGTTGGCGTCCTTCTGGATGATTTTGCCACCGGGCTCCGGCACACGCATGGGGGAGTCCTTGCTTTCCGGTGACGAACTGCCGGCGGGGGCGGACTCGGGAGATTCCGGGAGCCCCTCGGCGCGGCGGCGGAGGGCGATTTCAGAATCTGACATGATGGCGGCCTGCTGGTTTCCTTTGCGGAAGATGGCGGCGTCTTCCGGTGTGAGATGACCGGGGGTGGACTCGGGCTTGGGGGCGGTTTTGGCGCTTTGCTGGGCGGCCATCTTTCCACGGGCGCGGGAGGCGGCCTCTGAGCGTGCGGAATCCTGCGCGGCCTTCCAGGATTCAAGAGACGGGTGTCCTTCGAAATTTTTGGCCCCCGGAGATGGCGGGGCCATGGGCTGGGGTTTGTTGGGGTCAATTTTGACAGGTCCGGATGGCTGTGTGCCAGCCGTGAGCGGCCCCCGCTGTTTTTCCTGCGCGGCTTTCCAAGCCTCAAGGGATGGGTAGCCCTCAAAGTTTTTGGGTTTGGGGGCCGGTGCACCGGGGGCAGAAGGAGAGGGCGAGGGAGAGGGGGCTGGGGAGGCGGGCTGCTGGGGAGGCTGCTGCGCCTGCTGGGCTGCGCGGTCTTTCATCTGCTGAGGGGTGAGGGGAGCAGAAGGTGAGCCCACCGGAGGCGAGATGGGGCGCGGCGCGGCGGGAGAAGCTGCGGGCTGGGGGGCAGCGGCAGAACGCGGGACCGCCGGTGAGGAGGCAGGTGCAGGCGGTGTGGAGGATGCCCCGGCAGCGGTGGCAGCGCCAGGAACGCCGGGAGCCGCCGCCGCCCCCCTGGAACCGGGGTAAGGAGCAGAGCCAGGCGCAGAAGTGGGAGACGAGGAGGGCGGCTGCCAGACCATGGAGCCAGCGGAGCGGCCTGGAACAAGCTGCCCTTGTTTTTGAGAAGGATCGTTGGGTTTGAAAACCATGGAACCTGCCGACCGGCCGGGGACCATCTGACCACCAGGCGCCGGCGGTGGCTGCATGGGTGCGGGGGCGGCCCCCGCACCAGCTCCAGCTCCAGCGGAGGAGGCCTGCTGGGAGCCTGGAGTGGCGATGGGGTTTCCGGCTTTGTCCACCAGCCTGCCGGGGCCGCCAATGCGCGTCTGGCCGGAGGAATTGACGGAATTGGTGTCGTCCCCGCCATAGCGCACCCGGGGGCGGTCATTGAGGGGGCCGCTGCGTGCGGCAGGGTCTGCCATGGGTGAGAGAGTGGCCATAATGAGTGAGAGGGTTTGGTTATGACAGTGGTGCAGAAATCAATGCGGGCGGCGGGGGCTGGTGGAGAAACGGGCCTGTGAAGACGCCTGATCACTGCGCATGGCGGTCACCACTTCATGGAAGCCCTGGAAAACCGCGAGGTCTTTGGACTCTGGAGCCTTCCCGGCTGCATGCGCATCGAGGATGCGAGTGCGGGCGGCGTCAAAGGCGGAAAAGATTTTGGGTTCCAGGTACTCCGTCCATCCCCGGCATTTCTTCAATTCCTCCTGCCAGCTGAGGATGCGGCCTGCCTCCTGCAAGGATTCCTGGGTTTTGATTTCAGCGGGCGTCGGCATAGGCGTCAGATGGCTGGCTGAGGTGGTGACTGGGTGGGGGGTATCTGAGGAGCGGTGTCGGGAGAGCCGGACGGCATGGAGGGTGGGGAAGAGGAACCAACCGGAGCCACCATGGGGAGCTGCATGGGCTGGATGATCTGGTCTGCATTTTTCTGGCCGTTGATCTTGAGCACCTGCCGGAACATGGGGGCTGTGACCTGCTGAACCTGCGGCGGCTGCCCATAAAACTGACCAGTGGCGGCGATGGCCTGGGAGTTTTGCTGGAGGTCCTGCTCCCCGCGGTATTTGGTGAGCTCCAGCTCCACCATGAGCGTGAGATTTTGCACCATGTCCGGGGTGATGGTGGTGAGGACGCCCATGGCCCCCTCAAAATAACGAAAGGCCTTGGGACTGTGCAGATTGGCGGCGGCGAGCAGCATCAATGCCTTGAGGATGTCCTTGATGCCAGGACGCACGTCTGCCACGAGTTTGTCTGTGAGCTCCTGCCCGGTCTTTTCCAGATTACGGACACCTGTGGCGGTTTTCATGGTGTCCAGCCCGGCCGTCTGGGCGTCATTGGTGTTGGTGACGCCGGACATGTTCATGCCAAGCTGCATGATGAATTCCAGCATTTCACGGATGGGCATCTGGCGGACGTCTGTGAGAGCGACCTGCTGGATTGTCTCTGCGAGAGTCTTTCCAGGCTTCAGATGGATGGTCTCCCCGCCATTGATGTCGAGGTCTGCATTGGCGTCCCCCTCCATGGTGTTTTCAGGCTGGAAGCCGATGACCGATCCGCTGCGGGAAAGGCCAAAATTCCAGCGGTTGAACATGAGATCCGCATTGGTCTGTAGGTGCTCGAATATTTCTGCGAGCCCCATGCCGTGAGCGCGTCCTGGGATGGGATTGACGCGCGGCAGGCGGTAGGGGCGGAGGTGATCAGGCGTGACGTTCTCCACGTAGTCGTAGTAGAGAGGCATGCCGGTGCTCGTCATGATGACGAGGAGGTTGGCCATGTTACCCGTTCCGGTGGCGTCATAACGCACGCAGGCCCGCCACCAATTGAGCATGGGCTCCTGCCGGTTCTGACCGGTGCCATTGATAGGTTCGTTGAGGTCGGCGCGGCCTTTGTTGACCGAGGCGGCCGGGTCTGCCGTGGCGACGGGAAGCAGGCGGGCGTGGAGCAAAGCGATGTAAGACAGCATCTCTTCCGGCGTGGCGTCCGGCAGCGTGGTGATTTTGTGGACGAGATTGATCAAAGGCTCGTCGTAGATGTGGATGATGCAGTCCGCCGTCTCGATGCTGTCCGCATTGAGGGGGAAAAGGAAATCATGCGGCATCAGCACCTCCGCCCGGGGGCCCTCCTGCGTGATGGAACGGCGCCAGATGATCTGAGGCTTGTAGATTTCTGCGGCGGGCATGGGGGTAAGTCCATCCCTCTTGAGCACCATGGACCTTGACGGGTCATCCTGCATGATGGGGGCGTTGGTGGCGGGATCTACGGCGGGCTGCTCTGTGGCGGGATCGATGACCGGCACCTGAGCTGGCACCCACATGTCCTCCCCTTTAATGATGTAATCCTTGTCCCCCACAGCAAAGACAGGGTCTCCGTTTTCATCCACCAGGATGGATTTGCTGGTCTGGTAGTAGTTGACGTTTTTCCCATAATTGAGGAACACGGGGCATTCCCCACAGACGAGGATGCGCTCGATGATCGAGGCGAGGACTGATTTGGTGTCACTCTCCTGATCGAGGACGTGACGGAGATAGCGGTCGAGGCGGTCGGAGAGGTCTTTGTCTTCCTGATTGACATCATAGACTGCAAAGTAGGGGTCTGAGCCGAGGAAGTAAGTGATCAACCTGGCGATGACCTGCTGCAGAATGCGCCGTGTGAGAGGGACGTGCAGGTTGGTTTCCTGGAAGATCCCACCGAGAACCTCAGGCCTCCATTCATACTTTTGCTGGTAGGCCATCATGGCCATGAACCGCACATCAAGAAAACGGCGGCGAAACTGGCCTTGGTCGTCGAAGGCCTGGACATGCCAGTTTGGGGTGGTGAAGTCGCGCAGTCCGAGTTCTGAGCCCAATGTGTCTTTGCGCTGTCTGATGAACATGAGAAGATTGTCCTCTTGTGTGCGCGTCAGCTTGAGGGGTGATGGAATGAGGACGAGGGGATCAGTGGCGCTCTCCGGCTGCACCGGGGGCAGGCGGTCAAACAAGGAATGTGCCTGAGGCATGGAGGCGGACATGCCGTGGATGAGCATCACCTCTGGGAGGCGAAATCAAGCGGCGAGTGACTGAGGTTGATTTTTTGCGGTGGAGGTGATGATGAGAGCGTCTCATGGCGAAAAAAAGCCCACCGCCTGCGGATGATGCTGCCGGGCCAACCCCCATCCAGACCAAAAAACTGCCTGAAAAGCTGGGGGGAGAGGTGCGCATGTACGACATCCGGCAGAAGCACCTACCTGACGTGGTGAATCCCCCCCCGGAGAAGGAAGCCGCCCAGTGGCACTGGTGGGCGGTGCATTTCCCCAGCCGCAGGTGTGCGCCGGTGAAAAGCAATGACCGCACCGAGCCGCTGCGGATCATGAAGCAATACATGCGGGGGATTGACGAGTTGGACCTTGTTCCGAAACCCAAAATGAAGCGTGTGCAGCCGCGTGCGCGTGCGCGCGAGGAAGGCAAAAAAAACGGCAAGGCCCCGGCATCTGCGCCTGCTGACCGCATGGGATTCACGACGGTGCCTGAAGGGATGGATTTGGACAAAGCGATGGCGCATGTGTTTCCGGTGGAGAGGATCACCCAGCAGCTGGAAAGGCTGCTGCACGCCACTGAGGTGGTCTATGACCGCGAAGGGAATGAGGCGGGGGAAAAGCCTGCTTTCACGGTGCAGTTTCAGACGCTTAAAGCTTTGATTGAGTGGCACCATGGACGGCCCCGCGAGAAAGAAAAGCGGCAGGAAGTCAAACCTCAGCTCAGTGTCACCGACCTGAGGCGAAAGCTGATGATGAGCCCGCAGTACCGTGACGCCTTTCGTGAGATGCTGGAAGACGTGGAACGTGAGGTGAAACAGAGTGCCGGAGCGCCGCCAGCAATGCAACCCCCCGCCCGTGCATGAGTGTACCCGGGGACCATCTCGAATGCCTGGACCAGCTGCTCATCCGGCGCAGCCCTGGGACATGGTTTGAAACGGAGGGCCACATCATCGACAAAGCGGCCGTGGAACGCGGGGCGCGGAGCAGCGACGGCGTGCCCCTGCAGGCCAACTGGCTGCAGAGGCGGCTGTTTGAAGTGGCACAGTGGTGCCTGGAAAACAACGAGCCGTGCCGCCTGCTGGTGTACAAGCCCCGGCAGAAAGGCTGCAGCACCGGCACCATGGGGCTGGCTTACTGGTGGAGCCGGAGGACGCGCAGCAACTGCCTGCTGATGGGCGGGCAGTATGCGCAGGTGGACAACCTCTGGGGTATTTTTTCCCATTACGCGCAGCGTGACAGCTTTGACTGGGGCAATGACATCGTGACCCTGAATCAAGATTACGCCAAGTTCAGCAATGGGAGTGAATGGCAGTGGGAAACGGCGCGCGACCCTGAGGCAGGACGCTCCGGCACGTACCAAGTGGCGCTGCTCACAGAGGTGGCACGCTGGGCTGAACAGGGTGTGAGCAATGCCAGCAAGGTGCTCAACGGGGTGCAAAACTGCGTGCCGAAACTTCCCGGCACGCTGGTCATCCTGGAAACCACGGTGAAGGGCGGCTTTGGCGAGTTTTACCTCAAATGGCAGGGGGACAAGGCCAAGAACATTCCCGGGGCGGTGAGTTTTGAAGATTTCAAACGAGGGAAGCGAGGCAACGGCTGGATCAAGATTTTCGCGCCGTGGTTTGTTTTTGAGGACAGTGTGGTGCCGCTGCGCGATGAACAGGAGGCTGCGGAGATTATGGCCGGGGTAGGGGCCATCAATGATGAGGAGCGAGTGGCCGAGCAGCTGATGGCCAAGCGGTGGAACCTGAAGGCGGAGCAAATTAAGTACTGGCGTGAGGTGCTGATCAATGAATGCCAGCGCGACCCCGACAACCGAGACCGGGAATACCCGCCCACGCCCGAGGCGGGATTTAAAAGCACGCTGCCGGGGAGATTTAACCGGATCGGGCTGCACAAGCTGCGCGCAGCGGCGGACACCCAGCAAGACAGCTTGCTGAGGATGATTTTGGAGAATCCAAGCGGCGACCGGAAAATGTATGTGCCGCGCATCGTCCAAAGTGATGACGAGGCCATGTACCATGTGTACGAAGCCCCTCGTGCCGGATACAGGTACCTCATCAGCGTGGATCTGGCGGCAGGCGAAGAGATCACCGAAGGCGGGGACCGCGACTGTCAGGCGGTGGTGGTTTTGAGGCAGGGCTTTGTCAGTGTGCAGAGCGGGCGGTGGGTGCCGCCCAAAGTGGTGGCCACGATCAAACCTGAATGCCGGGTGGATCAACTGATCCTGGCTGACATGGTGTGGAGGCTGAGCCAGCACTATGGACACTGCCTCATCGTGCCCGAGGTGAACTACGACAAGGGGTTTATCCGTGCGCTGCGCGACCTGGGAGCGCACATTTACGAGCGCGAACGCGCGGCCACTGAAAAGGAAAACCAGAAGCCGACGAAGAAGTATGGATTTCTGACACGCGGGCAGGAAGGCGAAGGACAGAGGGGCTGGTGCATCGAAAGGCTGGCGGCTTCCTTGAGAGAGTGGGACAAGGATGGAAGCTGGCTGGACTGCCCTGCGCTGCATATCATCACTGAAATGGAAAACTTCATCCGCAAGGAGGATGGCCGCGAAGAAGCCGCACCGGGGAAGCACGACGACTGGGTCATTGCGCTGTGCATCGGGCTGGTGTGTCTCGATGGGGCTACGCTTTACCGGCTGCCGTCCGCGCGGAGCACTGAACCTGACTACAAGATCCGCCAAAGGGAGCGCATGCAGGCGCAGCAACGAAGCCGAGGGGGCACCTTCCGCTGAGTCTGAAGAGCGTCTTGACAATGGGAAAGAGGGGTGATGCTGATCCGGGCATGACTGAGGTTCTTGCCCAGACACCCCCCCAAGCCAATGCCGGCGCGGTCCTGCCCGCCGACCAGGCACCCCCGACGGCGACCGCTGCTCCAGCGGGCGACATCCCCACCCAAACCCCCAACACCCCCAGCGCGACCCAAACGGAGATGCAGCCTGGAGCGGGCGGAGGCGTGGACTTGAATTCTATGGATGCCGTGAGCCTGGAAAGTCTCATCAGTGCAATGCCTGGAGATGAGGATGAACTGGAGCCTGTGGCCAATCCGCAGCCTCCTTCTCCTGCTGTGCCGCCTGTGCAAGCCACTGTCGTCCCCCCTGCTGCGGCTGCTGCCCAGCCGGTGGATGATGAACGGATGCTGCCGCCTGGGCAGCTGCCCAGCAACATCAAAATCCCGATCAAGGATGATGACCTGGCAAGGCAGACTGCTATTTTGTTCAAAGAAAACCGCCTGAAGGGCGGCACAATGTCTTTGGGCGAAGCAGAACACCTGGCAAAGCAGGTGCTGGGAATGCCGGTGGAAACTCCGGTTTCCTCCCCTGCTGCTGCGACAACTGAAACGGCCCCCACAAGCACCGGCCTGAAAAGCAGTGCGGAACTGCAGGCTGAACTCCAAACGCTGGAGGCACAGTTTGAGGAAGCGGGAACGCAGTTTGACAACACCGCCCAAGCCCAGGCACTGAGGGACATCAACCGCGTCAACCGGGAGATCACCCAGGCGATGCTGCGCGAATCCCAAGCTGAAGCTCAGGCCAGTGTGCAGATGGAAGCCGCCCAGCAGGTTTTCCTTCAGCAATGGGAAGCCGGGCGTGACCGCGCGTATGCGCAGTTTGCCCATGTGGATGCCGCCAATCCTGCGAGTGCCCTGCACCGCCGGGCGGTGGAACTGCAGCAGGCCGCCCAGACGAGCGAAGACCCCGGGCAGCAGGCCATCGCCAACAGCTCCCAAAGCGCCTTGTGGTTTTTCACCCAGGCTGCTTTGGAAATGAACATCAGCCCGCAGACCGCCGCAGCGCCTGCCCCCGCCGCACCAGCGGCCATCCAGCCGAATTCACCCAAGTCCACGCCTCCGTCCGCCCCGCCGCCGCAGACCCCTCTGGGAGCGCACCTGCTCTCCGGCAGTCCGCCGGGAAGCACCCGCCCTGCGGCCAACGCAGGTCTGGCTTTAGTGGAAAACATTTCCAACCCGCATGACCTCGAGCGCCTGATTCACGGGCTGCCCGACAAGTGAGAGGGTAGGATGTGGCCATTACAGGCCCGGCCTGGGGAAAGCCAAGGGGAAGACAGCACACCCCTAACACACCCCAACGACCATGGCACTCTCTTTTAACGGACCCAATGACGGGTCAGCCCTTGCTGCGCAGGTGGACCCGCGCATCATCTGGGCCAAGGCGATCTCAATCTATGAGGCGGAGGAAGACCCTTTCCAGGCAATGGAAGGCGGCCCCGATTCTGTCATTGAAACCAAAACGGAAACGTCTGCCGATGCCGGCAGCACGATCAAATTCCAGGTGACGAGCCAGTTTGGCGACGAACCGCACCTGGGCGACGACACCTTTGAAACCGGAGACGACTACGAGGAAATGCTCCTCGGGGAGTTTGAGCTCACGGTGGACTGGTGGCGTGGGGGCACCCGCTGGAAAAAGCGCGGGATGGAAATCATGGGCATCAATGGCGAGCTGAAGCGGCAGGTGCCGCAGCTGCTCGGCACATGGATGGGCAAAAACAAGAGCCATTCCATGCAGATGACCATGCTGCACCGCAGCAATGCGGCCAACCACTTCTACACCAACGGCAACCAGAACAACCTGAGCATGGGCGACCACCTGACCTACGACGAGATCGTCAAGGCGGGGGCCATTCTGAAGCCGCTGGGCGGCACTCCGGCCAAGATCGGCCGGGATCCGGGCGGCAACACGATCTGGGGGGCCATCGTACTGGCAACCGACAACGCCACGTTTGGCCTGAAGCAGGACCCGGTGTACCGGCTGAACCTGCAGAACGGCTTTGACCGTGGTGCGAGCAACTACCTCTTCAAGGGTGGTGTGGCCAGCGTGGACGGCCATCTGATCAAGGAATATGTGCCGAAGCGCGGCGACGTGGAAGGGGCTGTCGGCTCCCCGCTGAACCCGCAGGCATTGCTGGGGGGAGACATCACCCCCGGGGCTGGCACCTTCTTCATCCTGGGTGGTGGCAATGCCATCAGCGCGGCCAAGACCAAGAAGATGTTCTTCAAGTTCTTCCCCAAGTATACCTACATGTGGAGATACAGCCAGGGCAGCCGTGCGGCTGACCAGCTGGCCGCCACTGACAAGCTGTGCTGGGACCTGGAAGCCACCGGCTATAACAATGGGTCTGATACCCCGGCGACGAATGTGTTTTACGTGCGGGTGAGCAACCCGCCCAATGCGGCCACCGACCCCGGCAAGTGGAGCATTTACGAGTGCTCTGCCAACAATGGCAACAAGCTCACGGTGAGCGCCCGCCTGGGAGCCACCGCCAACACTGGCGCTGGTGACATCCGCCACACGACCATCGGCCAGGTGGTCTGGGATGCCACGAAGCACACGGAAAGCCACGGCATCGGCAGTCTGGTGACGCTGTGCAACAACCGCGGCACCCCCCTTGGCGCCACGCTGGTGCTCTACCGCCAGGCGGCCTACCGCGGCCACGGCAGTGTGCGCAACAACCGCGTGGAGGACTACAAGGAAGGCGGCTTTATCCAGGAACGCTACATTGAGAGCGTCTTTGGGCAGTGCCTGCGCCAGGACCGCGTGGGTAACAAGCCCGGCGTGGCCATCGTCAAACACGCCATCCACTACCCCGGCATCATTGACGGCTAAACCCACCCTCCAACGGGGCGGCATCGATGCCGCCCCGTTGGAACTTTCATTCCAATCCAAACCTCCATCCCAATTCACTTTTTATGAGCACCGCCGACCCTGTCCAAGCTTTGATTTACCTGCCCCATGCCAGCCGTTCAGTTTCCAAAGTGCGTGAATTCCGCCGCTGCCCTGAGCATGACAATCTGCTGACCTGGGAAGGCCGGGCCCTGGGAGTGGAAGAATTTAACCAGGTGGCTGCCAAAGCGCTCGGTGGTAATGCGGTGGCCACGTATGGCATGCAGCCGCTCGTCAAACTGATCAGTGTGGCCCTCCCGGCAGCAGCTGTGGAGGCAGGACCGGACAAAGAAACACTGCAGCCTCCTGCCGCGAAACCGGTGCCGGTCATCGAGCACCTCCAGGTGGGGGTGGAACCCATCGCGGATGGATTCATGCTGGTGAACTACTCCAGCGCTGAAGCGCAGTACATGGGTACTGCCCGCGTCTGGGAAAATGAAGCGGGTCTTGTGACGCCCTTTTCCACGGAAAAAGAAGCCCGCAGCGCCTGCCCTGGAGTGCTGGTGGAAAAACCAGCCCCGGCAGCGGTGGTGGAGCTGGACAAAGAACTTGATACGGCTCATGAAACAGCCCCGGAAGGCGAGGCGAAGGCTGCCGCTGCCGGAACGACTGAAAAACCCATGCAGCCCACTGCCCCGAAAAAGCGGGGCAGGCCAGCCAAAACCCCGGAAGGCGAGGCGAAGGCTTCCGCTGAGGTATAACAGCCATTTTAGCATCGAACGCAGCCATGACGACCGCCGATCTCTTTGTGCAAATGTGCCAGAACCTCTCTCAGTCCCCGGCTGAGATGGAGGCGAAGGAGCAGCTGCGCGTCGTGAGGGCGGCCAATGCGGGGATCGCGCTGTTTGTGGAATCTCTGCCTGGCATCCGGCGCCGGGAGGAGACAACG